AATTATAGTATTTTGAATTGCCATGCTTTGTCCCTCCCCGAAAAGAATTTACTTATTCCCCCTTATCTGCTTGGCCTTTGGCTTGGCGATGGTCATTTAGATGGAGGTGGTTTTACCACTGCCGATCCAGAGCTAATACAAATATTTACTGCCTACGGATACCACTGCAATAAATACAAAAGTAAATACGGATGGGGGGTTCATGGACTCTGCTCTCAGCTTCGCTCTCTTAGAGTATTAAAAAATAAGCATATTCCAACTTCTTATCTAAGAGCCTCATATGAGCAAAGACTTGCCCTCCTACAAGGACTAATGGATACGGATGGCCATGCTAGCAAAGACGGTCAGGTGGAGTTTTGTAATACTAAGAGTGAATTAGCGTATGGAGTATATGAGCTAGCAGTTAGTCTTGGATTAAAACCTACAATTAAAAAATCTAAGGCAAAATTAAACGGCAAAGTCGTTGGTGATAAATGGAGAGTTGTCTGGACTTCTGTGTTGTGCGTTTTTAGGCTTGAAAGAAAATCTTCCCGGCTAAAAGATTCTATTCGAGGGGTGCAAAACCAACGCTATCTTTTGAACATTAAAAAAATAAAGAGTGTCCCGGTTAAGTGTATTCAGGTAGAAAATAAGTCACATTTGTTTTTATGCTCTAAAGCAATGATTCCTACTCATAACTCCTTTGCCCTAAGAGCCTGCGCCATTTATTACGCTGCTAATATTCCCGGCTTACAAATCTACCTCTTTAGAAGAAAACACAAAGACTTAATAAAAAACCACATGGAAGGTCCAACCGGGTTTAGATCCTTACTTGCCCCTTGGAGCGGGGCCGGGCTAACTAAGGTATTATCCGAAGAGGTTAGATTCTGGAATGGTAGTAAAATATTCTTATGCCACTGCCAGCACGATAAAGACAAAGAGAATTATCAGGGCGCTGAAATTCATATTCTTATGATTGACGAGGCCACCCACTTTACCGAAAGTATTTATACTTACCTTAGATCCAGAAACAGAGTGGTGGGCATAAGCATTCCACACGAATTTAAAAAACACTTCCCGGGAAAATCCGCTGGTAGAGCTATCCTCTCTGCTAATCCCGGAGGACTTGGCCACGGCTGGGTAAAAAGATTCTTTATTTCCTCAAGGCCACCACTAACTATTGAAAAAATGCCCAAAAGCCAGGGCGGCATGAGAAGACAATTCATACCCGCCCTTTTAGAGGACAACCCCGCCTTGCAAGAGCAAGATCCAGATTATAGGTACAAACTAAGAGGCATGCACTCAAAGGCCCTAGCAGAAGCCATGGAGTACGGTAATTGGGATATCGTAGCAGGGTCATACTTTGAAGAAGACTTCTCCCCAAAACACATCCTAGATCCCTTTAAGATCCCTAAGCACTGGCCAAAAATACTTGGCTTTGATTGGGGCTCTGCTGTTCCGTTCTCTGCTGGATGGTACGCGGTAAGTTCAGGACTTAACGACTCAAGAGGTATTATTACCACAAAAAACGGGCTAGGAGAGATAACAGATATCCCCTCTGGCGCGCTCATAAGGTATAGAGAATGGTACGGAGCTAGCGGGCCAGACAAGGGTATTAAAATGACCAACAAGGAAATCGCTAGGGGCATATCACAAAGAGAGTTGGCCAATGAGCAAATCGCATATAGAGTAGGGGGTAGGGATATGTGGATTACCAAAGGAGGCCCAAGCATCTCCGAGGATATGGGAAGCCAAGGAGTTCACTTCCAAAAAGCTGATAACCAGAGAATTCCAGGCTGGCAGCAAGTTAGAGCAAGGCTTAGAGGAATTAACCAAATCCCTTACCTCTATTTTTTTAGTAATAATGAAAACGCCATTAGAACCATTCCGGAAGCACAACACGATGAAAGTAATCCGGAAGATGTGGCTCAAGGCGAAGACCATTGTATCGAGGAAATCAGATATATATGCCAATCAAGGCCATTCCAAAAAGATCCAGAAAGACCAGTCGAGGATTACGCGGCCAACGCCACCACTTTTAACGATGTTGTTCAATCACATTTTAGAGTAATGAAGCGAAAACGAGGCAGAAGGCTATATGGCTGAAAATAACGACCAGACCGAAGACACCACGAGTTCAGAAAAACCCGTTGATAAGAAAAATAAGACGGAGCGTACCCGCTATTGGCTTAATGAAATTCAGCTAGCAGAGAAATTCAAAAAGAAATGGGAAGACCAAGTAAAAAAAGTAGTTAAGCGTTTCGAGGCCGACGATGCTCGCTTTGAAGGCCCAATGAGTGACCAACCAAAAGTAGCAAGGGTGGACTGGTCTAATACTCAAATGCAACGAGCAAGTTTATACTCAGAAATGCCAGTCCCAATAGTAAAGCGTAGAAAAGATACCCGCGATGGTCAGGCTCGCCTTGCCTCTCAAATATTAGAGGACTGTACCCATTATTCTATGATGGAGCACCAAGATTTCAGCGACGTAGCATCAAGCATGGTGTTTGATTTTTTAGTTGTCTCTCGTGGAACAATCAGAGAAAGATATATTCCTGAATATGAAGAGGTAACAGAAACTCTTCCCGTTAAGTACGATGAAGAACTTTCCGCTTATGTGACCTCCGAAGGTCAAGAGGTGGAAGCCTCAAAGGTGAATATTGCAGAAGACGGGGTAAGTCTTGTTGCAGAGGTCATATACGAGAAACTTATTGATGCAAAGTCTGTTACTGAATACGTGCATTATGAAGATTTTATACATAATCCTGCAAGAAAATGGAGTGAGGTCAGGTGGGTTGGATTTAGATCTTATCTTTCTCGACAAGAATTTAAAGACAGGTTCCCTAAGATTCCAGTAATGGAAGTAAAATTTGATGTTACTCCTGCTGGCTTAAAGGATGTAGTAGAAGACGATACGGAACAAAAAGAACACTCCAAGGTTCAAGTTTGGGAACTCTGGGATAAGGATACTAAAAAAGTCTACTGGACTACACCAAGCTACAAAGAAGCTCCATTAGACGAACAAGACGATATTTACGGGCTAAGAGAATTCTTTCCTTGCCCAAGGCCATGCTCAACGATGAGCAGCAACAATACTTTATACCCAACACCAACGGCAGTGTACGCAAAAGACCAATTAGAAGAAGTTGATGATTTTACCGATAGAATAAATGCGGTTATGGATGGGGTTAGAAACTCTGGTGTTTGTGACTCAAGACATGCCGATGCCATTAACCGAATGATGGAAGAAGACAATCAGCTAGTTGGGCTTGATGGTTGGCAGCAATTTTCAGAAGGAGGAGGGCTAAGAGGGTCTATGGATCTTTTGCCATTAGAGCAAATTGCCCAAGTGCTAAATCTACTCCACAGAGGAAGAGCAGAGTCTAAGGCTTTGTATGACGAAATTACGGGGTTGTCCGATATTGTTAGGGGAGAGAGTAATCCTAACGAAACAGCAACAGCGCAAAATATTAAATCCAATTTTGCAAATAGAAGGTTTGAGTTTTGGCGTAGTGAGGTGTCAAGAACACTAAGAGACGTTGTTAGAATTAAAGCTGAAATCATTGCTGAACACTTTACCCCTGAAATATTATGGCAGATGGCTAATGTGGAATCTTACACAATGGCTATTAATGAGCAGAGCTTTACTCAGGCCGTAGAACTCTTGCAGCAAGAAGACATCCGAAATTATAAGATAGAGATCGAAACCGATCAGACAACCTTTAACGATAGCGAAGAAGAAAAAAGAGCAAGAAACGAATTCTTAATGTCAGTAACTCAGTACTTACCTCAAATGGTAGAGATGACAAAAGCATTTCCTGAGATGTCATCAGCACTAGGGGAGATGCTCTTGTTTGTTATCCGCACTTACAGACCGGGAAGGCACTTTGAGGACATGTTCGAGCAGGGCATTAATCAAATGCAGCAAGCACAACAACAAGCCTTGCAACAGCCCCCTCCGCCAAATCCTGACATGATAAAGGCAGAGGCAGAGCAACAGAAGGTTCAAGCAGATGCTCAAGCAGACATGCAAAAGACTCAAGCAGATATGCAGATCAAAGGGGCAAAGATTCAACTTGAAAGAGAAAAGTTTGAGTGGGAAAAGCAATTAGAAACTCAAAGATTTAGGCTAGAAACTGGTCAATTAATTAACGGAGCAGATAATGGCACTACGCAGATCGAAGCCCAAAAGATACAGACGCAGTTTTCTATTAAAGAGCGTGAAGTTGCCCTCAAAGAAAGGGAATTTGAGTTTGAAAAAGAATTTCAATTTGCAGAGCTTAAACTCAAAGCGGTCGAAGTAGCAGCAAAGACTGGAGAGGACGAAAACCGTCTTATAGATAGGCTGCCTAAGACCAAAAAGACTAGGAAGAGAATGGTCCCAACAAGAGATCCAGAAACAGGAGAATTGTTGTATGCTGACTTAGTAGAGATTGAAGAGGAGGCTAGCGTATGACATTAGGAACTACAGCAATTGATAATGGGCCTTTAGCTGATATTGAATCAGCTAGTATTACCAAAGCAAGCAAAGCCTATCAGGTAGTAACACTAGATGTTGGTGGTACTGGCGTTGAGAAGATATTTACTCAAATTGCAGTGGCTTCTCCAGGTACTCACCAGGTTCACGTTGCTACAACTGTCGTTACTACCGCACTTGCAGCTAACGCATCAAGGGAATTTGTAACCATACAGAATCTTTCTGATGTGGACGTTTGGATAGGACTTGATAGCGATCCTGCAGTAGACGGAGGCTTGGTTATTTCTCCAAAAGATGTATTAGAAATTGATAGAACTTACACTGGCGATATTCGGTGCATTAGAGCAGCCGCCGCAGGGACTAAAAATCTATTTGTAGTTGAATTATGATAAGCATTAAAAAAGCAGGAGTTCCCGGTCCAGCAGGAAGCGATGGCTCAACAGGCCCTACAGGTTCTACTGGAGCAATAGGAGATACAGGACCAACTGGACCAACTGGATCTCAAGGTCCAGCAGGAAGCGACGGAGCTACCGGCTCCACAGGAGCAACTGGACCAGCTGGATCTCAAGGTCCAGCAGGAAGCGACGGAGCTACCGGCTCCACAGGGGCACAAGGTCCAGCAGGAAGCGATGGAGCAACCGGCTCCACAGGAGCAACTGGACCCCAAGGCAGCGATGGAGCAACAGGCCCTACAGGGGCACAAGGACCAGCAGGAGCGGAGGGGCCGACGGGACCAGCAGGTGCCGACGGAGCCACAGGCCCTACAGGACCAACAGGGCCTAAAGGAGATACGGGTGCTGTTGGACCAGCTGGCGATACTGGAGCAACCGGCCCTACAGGACCAGCGCCCGACACTTCAGATTTTGTAACTACAAACACAGTTCAAAGCATTACAGCACGAAAGAATTTTACTTCAAGCCCCAATATAGCGACCATAATCGATACTAATGGTAATTCTATATTCACAATGACTCCTATTGCCTCAGCGGTAAATCAGGTGGCTGTTACCAACTCAACAACGGGCAATTCTCCAGCTGTAGCGGTGTCAGGAACAGACACTAATATAGATTTAAGATTAGTGCCCAAAGGTACGGGCACTGTAGGGGCATCAAGTGCTAGAATTGTATCCGTAGCAGATCCAACAAGCGCGCAAGATGCCGCTACCAAAAACTATGCTGATACTACCTTTGTAGATAAAACTACAGCTCAGACAATAGCAGGGGCTAAGACTTTTTCTAGCTCTACGAGCGTAGTTGCTCTAAGCGCATCGGGAAATATCACAGTAGGTAATTTTAGCTCCACAGGAGCAACAACAGGGCAAGACATAAAAACAAATGCCATAAGACAATCAAGCAATACAGGCCAAGCAGCCTATCAGCATAATTTATTTTATAATGGTAATGGGCTTGTCGGACAGATAAGGACTAACGGAAGTGCGGTCGACTATATCACCTCATCTGATTACCGTTTAAAAGAGAATGAAAGATTAATAAATCAAGCCGTTAATAAGCTTAACAATATTAAGTTTTATGATTTTAATTTTAAGGCAGATCCAAAAACTGTAGTTTCTGGAGTCTTTGCTCATGAGCTACAAGAGGTAATTCCTCACGCCGTATCAGGAGAAAAGGATGCAGGAGAGATGCAAGGGGTAGACTATGCAAAACTTGTGCCATTACTAGGAGCGGCCATTCAAGAATTATCCGCTAAGGTTAAAGCTCTAGAAGTAAAACTAGAGGCTAAAGCATCAGATGAGTTTGACAGGTGCTCCTAAAATGAAACTTTCAGTAGCAATGATAGTTAAGAATGAAGAGGAAATGCTTGGGCGTTGTCTGGAATCGGTAAAAGAGGCAGACGAGATTATTATTGTAGATACAGGTTCTACTGATAAAACTATTGAGATTGCTAAAAAGTATACTGACAAAGTTTACACTGATTATAAATGGAATGATGACTTTTCAGAGGCAAGAAATAAAGCAATTGAACACTGTACTGGAGATTGGATATTAAGTATTGATGCTGACCATCAATTAATAACTTCAATTGTAAAAGTTAAAGAGGAAGCAACCAAAGCCCATGAAGCAGGACAAAAAGTTGCTAAGATAAAAAGCTGCCCTCATGGATTCTCCGAAGTACACCACTTAAGAGAGGTACTATTCCAAAACTCACCGAACGTAAGATGGAAAGGTAAGGTTCATGAATGTATCACTCCTGCCACAAGTTATGTTGTGGGTGTTGAGCGTACTACTTACTGGTCTGGTAATCACGCCAAAGATCCTGATAGAAATCTACGAATTTTATTAGATTCCGAACCTTCCCCAAGGAGAGACTTTTATCTGGGCAGAGAGTACGCAGATAAAAGCAAATACAAAGAGTCTCTCCGACATATGCAGTCATACTTAAAGCATGGAACATGGCCACCAGAAAAGGCCGAAGCCTGGCTCACTCTTGCTAAGTGTTATTGGCAGACCCAAGAAGCAGACAAAGCAAGAGAAGCCTGTCTAAAGGCCATAGGTATTAATCCTGATTTTAAAGAGGCTCTCTTATTTATGTCAGCTATGTATTACGAGCCGATGAAATCAAAGTGGAAACAGTTTGCTGAACTGGCTACAAATAATAATGTCTTATTTATAAGAAAAACTAATACAATATGAGTTGGTTTTGGTTTTGGAATCCTAAAGAGCAAGAAGAAGATCAGGCGATTTCTGGCGTTCCCGTTTCTGTTGGCAGAAGAAAGATCTTTATTGATCTCGACTATCTTCATCTTAGCAAAAAACCCTCTAAGAAGAAAAAGAAAACCAGCAAGGTTTTCACTAAGTTAATTAAAGAAACAAACGAGTTATTTAATAAAACCTCTTTAGAGCAAGAACGCTTAGATAATCAGATTATAGGGCTACAAACAGCGGCAGAGCTTAACGCCCTACAACAATTGTACGAGCAAGCATTATTAGAAGCAGCGGAGCAAAAGAAAATATTAGAAGAGTTAGAAGTTATTGCCTTTCAAGAAGAGCTGGGGAGATTGGCACAGCGCATTAGAAAGGATGCGATTAAGCAACAGGACGAAGAGATGTCCATGATGTTTTTAATTGGAGATGTTTAAATGCCAGAATTAGCACAGATACTTATTCAGCTTGGGCTTAGTCCTGAAGTAGCAAAACAACTACAGATTAAATTTACTAATCTTTCTGTTAATGAGCTATCAGATGTTAATGATTGGCAAACTTGGACACCTACGGGATATGACGGGGGGGCTTCAATGACCTGGAGCAGTGTAACCGCTACTAATAGTAAATATCTCAGGCTTGGCAATACCTGTTGGCTGATGGGTAGGTTTTTAGGAGAGACGGGTGGGACAGCCAACGATACATTGATAATAGAAGGACTCCCCTTTGCCTCAGAGGCCAGCGGTAGCCATGCCGTTAGTCTCTGGGTTTTAGATGGGGCCGGTAGCAATGTGGCCGGTTTGGGATTTACAAATGCAGGAACAGAGCTACGCGCACGGAGATATGATAATGCCAGTTTTGGGATTGGAACAAATAGGGGGATATATGTTGGGGGCTTTTTTGAGATAGCATCATGAGAAAAACATACATTTATAAAGATGGCGAGTTTGTGGAACTTAATAAGACTAAGCCCAAAGAGATCCATTCGGTAATCGAGGATACTATGCCTGCCGCAATGCACCCCGTTGATGGTGAAACATACGAATCTAAAAGCTCCTTTAGGAGGGCCACAAAAGTTCATGGGTGTGAAGAGGTAGGGGAGAGCAGGCAGGGAGCAAGGAAGCCGTATGAAAACAAGGGGGCGGCTAAGGAAAGGATAACCTTTCTAAAAGAGATGCTCGACAAAAAGTCTATTAGCTCTAGTGAGTATAAACAAAATCTCGATACGTTCGAGAGCCTTTCAAGGAGAAAGTAAAATGCCACCAATAGAAAACGAAGAAGTAACCCCAGATTTAACCGGAGAAGAGACTTCCGGGGAAGGATACAAAGAACAAGAAGATCGGGAAGGGCCTGACGAGGGACTGTCTAGTAGAGAGTTCTTAGAAAAGGAAATGGAAAAGGCGGGGTCTGACGAGGATCTTATTGAGGAAGAAAAAGAGAAGGCATGGGGAGCAAAAGAAAAAGAGGGGGAAGTAAAAAAGTCGACAAAAGAGGAGGGAGGAAAGGATACTGAGGACCCTCCAAAAGACGACTTTATTGCAGCCCCAGCCTCTTTGAAGTCCGAAGAAAAGGAGATATTCCACAAAGCCCCAGCAGAGCTAAGGAACTTAATTGTCAGGCGAGAAAGAGAATTGTTAGGTGCCTATACTCGCAACCAGCAACAATTAGCTGGCTTGGCAAAGCAATACAAAGCTCTTGACGAGGTACTTTCTCCTCATCGAGCAAGATATGTTCGAGCAGGCAAGCCAATAGAACAGGTTGTCAATTCCTTCCTAGAGTGGGATAATTATTTTAGTGATGATAAGTATAAGGCTGCAAGGTCTTTACTTGCATCATACGATATAGATCCTGAGGAGCTAGCCGAGATAGAGGGGCCACAACAACAGGTGGCCGATCCTCGATACTCAGAGCTAGAACAAAGGCTTAGATCGTATGAGCAAAATGAGTCTCTTCGCCAACAGCGCGAAGTTCAACAGCGCTCACAAGTAGTCTCCCACGTTGTTCAGAATTTCAGAGCAGCTAAAACACCAGAGGGAGAGCCTGCGTATCCGTACTGGGAGGAAGTAGAAGGCACCATGGCCGCTATTATTCCTAATCTTTTGCAACGGGGCTTGTCTGAACAGGATGCATTGGACAGGGCATACAAAATGTCCTTGCCGGCTCACTCAGATGTCCAGCAAAGAATAGATGGTATGAGAGAGGCTAAAGTGAACCAACTAAAACTCCAAAAAGACAAAGAAAGGGCGAACAAGGCTAGACATGCCGGTTTGTCTATTAGCGGCTCCCCCAACGGAAGAACCTTAACAGAGGTTCCCGGTGATAGGAGATCGTTAGTAGAGGGCCTAATGGAAGGATCGATTCCCCTTTATGGACAAGAATAATTAACTTTTAAAGGGTAAATAATATGCCAGCTCCTAATGTAGACGAGCTGCTTACTTCGACCCTCTGGCACGCTTCTAAAGAAACAGCCGACAACGTTACTAAAAACAACGCTGTTTTGGCTAAGATGAAGGAGCAAAAGAGGATCGTTAAGGTAAGCGGTGGATATAATCTTCGTGAAGACATTGCGTACAAAGAAAATGATACTTTCATGTACTACGATGGCCCGGAGATTCTTAACACTAACGCCTCTCAGCATTTAACTGCTGCCGAGTATGAGTGGAGACAAGCCGCTACCGCCTGTATAATTACAGGGAAAGAAATGAGAATGAACAACTCTAAAGAGCAGTTGATCGACCTCATTGCCAGTCGGACCGAAAACGCTCAAGACACTATGGCCAATAAGATATCAGAAGGAATTTATTCCGATGGTACTGGCTCTGGTGGTAAGCAGATTGATGGTCTAAGGGCACTTATTCCAACCAACCCAGCAACTGGAGTGGTTGGGGGAATTGATGCCGCCGTGTGGGATTTTTGGCAACCAGTAGTTCTCTCGTGTACTACTGACCTAGGAAGCCCTGCCAGTGCCGCAACTATTGAAGATCATTTGCTTCAACTGTGTATTAGAACTACACGGGGACGGCAGAAATCGGACCTCTTTTTGATGGATGATGATTTTTATCGTTACTTCCATCAATCACAGAGAGCTATTGCTAGAATTACCAACCCCAATAGTGGAGTTGCTAAGGCTGGTTTTGAAACTCTGATGTTCAGAGGTGGAGAAGTTGTGCTTGACGGTGGTTTTGGTGGGTTTGCTCCTCAAGGAGTATTTGCTATCAACTCTAAATACTTGAAGTTTAAGGTACACAGAGATTGTTACTTTATGCCTCTTGATCCTGAGAAGAGAGCTCCTGTTAATCAGGATCTCCATATCAAGATCATGGGATTCATGGGTAACCTTTGCTGTTCTAACAGACAGCTTCAGGGTCGACTATTACCATAATTTAAGGAGAATATCATGACAGATGGTGTAATAAGAGGACCACACGGGGCGCTCCTTGAAGCAAGGGATAGCGTACCTGTTTTTAAACTTGGCACACAACTAGAGTTCAGCGATGGAGACATGTTTCAGTATGTTGAATTCGCCGGGGCTTTAGATGATGCCAAGGTATATGTAATAACGCCTGATTTTGAGGTTGGGGGTGGAGTTACGACCGCTCTCGCGGCTTCAGCTCCACACGCTTGTGGCGTGTTGGCGACGGAAGTTACCGCAGCAGGCTATGGTTGGATTCAGCGGCAAGGAACCTTTCCTGCTGTTGAGTATGCCACAGGAATGGATCCAGACGTTGCATTGTATACTACAGCCACCGCAGGGCGGCTTGATGATGCAGTAACTGCTGGGCTTGTTCAGTCGCTGAAAAACATTGGAGTGGCAACCACTGGAGCTGGTGACCTAAGAGAAAGCTTTAGTGCATTACCATTGCAGATTGTTACAGGCGAGACAGTAGTAAACTAAAAAACAAAGAGGGGGAGGGCTAGCCCCTCTCTCTCTCTTTAACCCTTCTAAAAGGAGAACCTATGATCGATACAGCATCTCTTACTCAAGCAGCAGGACTTGTTCCTTTTGAAGTAGCAAACGTAAGGTTTTTCTTATCCCCAATGAGGCAGGGCGCAAAGTCGCTTAATAACGGCAGGCCCGTTCAGGAGCTTGTAGAGCACGTTGAAATTTCCTTTCCGGGAGACAAGTCAACAAAATATGTTGGCCCGGTTGAACAGCATCATATTCATCAATATCCAACTCAATATAAAGCTTGGAAAGAGTCTGGTTCCGCAGAGAGCACAGGAGTAGAAGGCAGCCTTTTAACAGATTGGCCTCTTATCCCTCGGGCGCTTTGTGAGCGATACAATTACTTTGGAGTTTATACGGTCGAGCAATTGTCAGCTCTTAGCGCTAGCCCGTTAGCAAAGCTTGGAGCTAGCAGTGATGAGTATCAGCAAAAAGCAAAAGACTGGTTAGCTCTTGCGTCTAAAAATGCTGATGCCATGAAGCTTCAAACCGAGCTAAGGAAGCGAGATGAGAGGGTTAAGATGTTAGAGGAAAAGTGCGAAAAGTTAATTGAACAGGTAACTGACTTACAAACAAAAGGTAGATAAAAATGACTGTAGCAGATGAGAGTATCTTGATCGGGGTGGGAATTCCTCCTGAACAAGCAAGAAGAATAGGAACAAAGGTTGTTACTGGTATTACGGCGGCAGGGAGTGCGATTACAGATGCTCAATCTCTCTATGGGAGATTGAATATTGTCTCAACTACCGCTGCTAGTACGGGGGTCCAACTGCCAGAAGTAGACTTGGGAGTGACCGTCATAGTAAAAAATGGCGGGGCTAGTACCCTTGCTGTTTATCCATCAAGCGCAACTCAGAAGCTAAATGGTGGTTCTGATGGGGCTGCTTTTAGTGTAGCAACAACTAGAACTGCTTATTTTCAGCGAATCGATGGAACTGACACAATAGCAGCTCTTTTTGCTGCGTCATAAGGAGTTAGTATGAGCATAGCTTATCATCCAGCTTTTTCTCCTATTGCCGCAGGGCTAAAGAAACTTTCTGCTGGCACCACTAGCGGACGTGTTGAGATAGGAGAACTAGGGAATCTTGTTGTGATTTATAATGCGTCAGACGCTGGAATACATGTAAGGCTGGGAGATATCACTGTCGAGGCCACTACTACAGACTTTCTTATTCCGGCAGGAGAATGGTTTACCTTAGCTAAAAACTATGACCAGACGCATATTGCAGCAGAGGCAGAGAGTGGGCTTTCTAAGGATATTTACTTTACTCCGGGATTTGCAGGGTAATATATGAAAACAGTGTTGGATATAGCAAAGCATGTGGTTAATCAAACGCATTATCCCGCTATATCCTCACTGGTTAATTCTACTGGAGAGACTGAAAGGCTCATACTGTCTTTAATAAACGAGATAGGAAGAAAGGCGGTAGAGGAATACGAGTGGCCAAGAATGGTCAGGTACTATGAGTTTCCTTTGGTTGAGGGGCAAGACGAATACCCTTTGCCAGGAGACTTAATTGGCCATTACTCACAGACACAATGGGACACGAGTAATTTCTGGATTATTTTTGGGCCTTTAAGCCCTCAAGAATGGTCTTTTATTAAAAATGGTCTTTCTATTAACAGGCCATATAGCAGATTTGCCATACAGGGCGCAGGAGATGGCGGCTTTAATATTGATCCTCTTCCGGGTGCTAGCGAGGCTGGCAATATTATGTCTCTTAGTTACAAGAGTGGCAATTGGCTAAGACCCGTTAAGTGGGAGGATGGAGCCAATGTAGAGGTTGGTGACTTTAGATTTTGGAACGGGAATTGGTATGAGGTGACGATTGCAGGAGCTTTTGGAGCTACTGCTCCTGATCATACTAGTGGTAGCGAGGTGAACGGGACAGCAGAATTAGCTTATTTTAATGATATTTATGACACAGTAAAGACCGATCAGGACGTGCCGATACTGCCTCTTAGAGTGATTGCTAGAGGAGTATTAGAAAGATTTATGGAGATGAAGGGACTTCCCTTTGCCCCAAGGTTTGACAGTGAGATAAGAGCAGCGGTTGCCAGAGAAAAGCCAAGCCCGCCCGTGTTTTTAGCTCCTAGAAGAAGAAGGCTCGCTTACCCAAGAATAAAGGAAACAGGGCATGGCTTCTAAATCCAGGGATGAGATATTTCAAGAAGTATATAATCGATATTTAGAACGTGGATATTCTACAACTGCGGCGGAGGGTATAGCTAATGCCAGAGCTGATTTTGATACTGGCCAATACACGCCGTACGATCCAAGAGAACAAGCCGCCGAAGACGCTGCTAAGGCTCAACAAGGGCAAATGTTTGGCCAGTTAGGTCAAGTTGGTGGACTGCTTGCAGGCAAGGACTTAATGGCTGGAGCTAGCGGCTCCAAGATTATGGGGGCTCTTGGCCTAGGAAAGGCAGCTACGGCTCCAGCAGCAACTAGCGCCGCAAGCGCTGCGGCTAGCAGTGCTCCAGTATTTCTTCCGGGCGGGGCCGCAGCGCCAACAGGCTTGGCTGGCGGCGGCGCAACTGCCTCTGGAGGCAGCCTTAT